TCTCAAGCGCCCCTCTCGGAATCGGCGCTCATTCTCGGCCTGGCAGGTTCGACACTGGCGACCGCGACCATCGGGACGGATGTATAGATTAAGCCCAGATAGCTCGTGCCCGCGTTTGCACATCAGCTTGCGAGCGTTAACCGACGAAGTTGAATCGCTCCGTCGGTTATTTTCAGCATGAGTGACCGCTTCGAGGTGATCGCCCCGAATGCACGCAGGGTTCTTACATAGATGGTCTACCTCATAGCCATCAGGGATAACCCCCACAAGTAGCTCATGAGCCACCCTATGCGCGAGCCGTTGCCGGTCATTGATACTGACGGTTTTGTATTTCCCGCTCCGACCGGTGCCGTGACCTCTAACTAGCCAGCACTCACCGTCCCTATATGTACGCCGACGGAGATGTCTCGGTAGTGCAACTGGCAACGACGCCTGAAAGGAGTCCAATGGAAGTGGGGCAGTCATATCAAGCACCTTCACCCCGGCCAGCAGACCCATACATCATTCGGACGCTGGCCCCGATTGACTGGAAAGCCCGCAACTCTTCTGTCAACGCCCTGGCCTGACGATCGGCGAATCGGTACGCCGCATCGCACACATCGCGAGCCTCGCGCTCCACAACGGTCGCTAGCTCGGCGCGATGTCTCTTCTCATGTGCCGGACCGTCAGCCCGTAGATACGCCCTAGCGAGTGCCTGATCATAGTCGCGTTGAGCTGTGAGATGCGCCTCGTAGCGGCGGTTGCACTCCAACACGCCACGACTAATCCTCTCCGCGCACGACCTGATAGCGGCCTCAATAGCGACAGGGTTCAGCTCACCTGCCTGTGTCTCATTCACTGGGTTTCCCTCGATTCGCCCCGGCGGCAATCACAACGCCGATGATCTGCAATGTTTGATTCTCTGTAAACCCGACCTCCAACAACGCCGCATATAGATTGCGCAAGAACTTCGCGAGTTTGCGGCTATTCGCGTCCGGCTCGAACGGCACCGTCATGTGAGGATCACCGAACGCTTACCCGGTGACTTCACACAGAAATCGTCGACGTCTATACCGCGTCGTTTCAGCTCTTTGACACGCCAATACGACACCCCCACGGCATCCATGATCGCGTCCCGGACCTGCCACGGGCTAGCCATCTCACCCTGAAGATCAGTCAGTAGCGACTCAAGGACCGCTTTGCTCAACCCGGCGTGGTCCCACGTCTTACGCTCGCTACCGCGTTTCACCTCAACGGTAGCGACACCGGGCACCTCAATCGGGTTCCCGAACTGCTCACCTGCCTGGCGGGCTTCGGAGCGTTTGTGCTGCCACACCTCATCAAGCCAGTCCTCGAACGCCTGCTCCGAATCCTGCAACAACTTCACAGCCGCACGCACACGTTTCAGCTGTGCCGCTGCTTGCTCGAATGTCAGCTCGTTCACACTGAGGACATCGATGTTGAGCGCCCCGGCGAACGCCTCAACCCCACTAAGGTCTTCATCCAACCGGTCAATCTGTGTTGTACGTGTCTCTTCCATGCTGTTCTCCTGTTTCTCTAGTTTCACCTGTGTTAGCGGACCGTCTCCCACGTCGGCGTGTCCCACCTTGTAGCCCACGCCACCTGCGCTACCGCCTCATCGTGTGGTGCGGCAGCTTCTAGTAGGGCACGCATCGGACGCGACCGCACACCCATATCAGCCACCCCCAAAAGATCGGCGGCAGCCTCCACCCGGTGTAGATGGGTGAAATCCCGCTCGCTAGGAACCCGTGTGACGTTCTGTCTAACGAGCACATACGCGCCGTCAGTGGTGCGCCACAAGCTCATCTCAAACCATCTGCATGCCTGGCAGCCACGACCCCGTATGGGTCGTTCCCCGGCGTGTGTGTGGTCGTCGCGCTGGCTGCTGAAGAACCCTAAGTACCAGCCTTCGATGTCCTCATCGCCCGGCATGACCCAAACGGTAGGGCTGGTGTGGCCGATCTCGGATTCGTTAGGCGCGGACCAATGTTGATCTGTTGTATCCATGTCTCCCCTTCTCCAGTTTCACAGAACCAAACATAACGTGCCCGTTCAGGTTAGGCCACACCCAGCAGTGCAGCCACCGAGTCAGGGTCGGCAGGGTAGGAGAACCGGGCTGCGAGCATGTCGCCGTTACTCCATGTAAACGGCACCAGACTATTGAATGACGAGTTCGAATCAGAGCCGCCGAAGAACACCCGGTCAGACGCACCAAATTGCACCGCACACAATCGGTTGTTCGCCTCAGTTTCGAAGTCCTGTACTGAACCGTCGCCGACGCGCGCCCCGGCGTCATTAGTTCCTGTCGCATCAATGAGTGAGGTGTCGATCGGCAGCGGCGCGGACACCTGCCACACGCCCGAGCCTGTACCTATCGGCCCCACAGGGTCGAACCGTATACGGACCTGTGCGTCTACCCACCCGTATGACAGTCGCCACCAGCCCTGCACATACCCGCCCGCACCGACATCCGGATCGGTCGTTGTTGCAGTGAACTGTGGGCTGTAGGTGCGTGGCGAATCGAGGTTGCGTGACGGCATCGCCGGTAGCAGATCCGAATCGGTCCACCGGTTCTGGTTCACCGCCGTAGCCGGGAGGAAATTGGGGTCGGCGATGTAGTCAAAGTTCACCGAGATACGATCACCGGATGCCCATGGTACAGGGGCCGTAGAGGTTACCGAACCGTTGAAAGAGTCGCGAGTCATGGTAAGCACCGTGTCGCCGCCAAGCATCACAAGTAGCGTCCCAACAAGCTCTGAGTTCGCGCCTGTACTGTTGTCGCGTATGCGCCCCGAACCGACCGCCGTGCCGCTGTTCGCGTTAAAAGTGTTCAGCGTCGGGTGGGCGGGGAACGGGATCGTGATCCGGTAGGCACCCGAACCAGCGTTGATACCCGAGCCGCCGAATAGGAATCTCGCGAAGCCACGTATCCGATGCCCGGAACGCCACCACGACCCGACCGCTTCACCGGTTGAACCAAGGTTCGGGTCAGTAGTCGTGCCACGTAGTACAGGCGTGTACGTGTCGAAGTCAGCCTGAACATTCCAATATGCGGCGTCAGAACGCATCCCGGCAAGGATCGGCGTGTGAGGCATCGCTATTCCACCTTCCCTGCTAGTTCGAACCCGGCAGCCGGATACTCACACATAAACGTGATCACGTCACCGCCTGCGACCGTGAACGGCTCATCGAAATCGACCAGTTTTTCGTCGTACCGCAACCTGAAACCAGTAGCGGTCCGGGCTGACAGTACGGTCGTCTCCGCCACCACAGAAACCAGATGGTTGTTCGAACTCGATGATGAATCGATCATCTTGCCCCACCCCAACGCGTTGGCCTCAGACGACCGGCCAGTATCAGCAAGCGTACGGACCCGGTCAGTGTCGATCGGCAGCGGCGGGAACATGTATATGGAATTAAAGACAGTGATGCCCGAACCGCCATATACGACTCTCACCCAGCAGGTGACCCATGTGTTCTGCACATGGACATGGCCCTCGGCAGTCCCAGTGTCACCCGCGTTGCCCGTCAAGTCCGGAACAAAACTCGTCACAACATCGAGCCCGTTCACCCGGTCCGCGTCAGCTCGTTGCCCGGCCCGTATCGTCGTCATGCCCTCACCTCGGATCTGCCGCGAACCGCATAGGGTCAGCGAGCCGCACATCTCGCCCAGCGGTGTGAGCAACAGCAACCCCGTCGAGTGCCCTAGTCACGGTTAGCGTTTGTACACGCGCCGCATCCGGAACCGTCGCAGCAGTGACACGCATCCGTTCCCCTCCGATGATGATGTCAAACGGGAACTCGGCAGGAAACGTTGCGTCATTCACCCAAGGCTGACCACGCAGGCCTACCTCGATGTCGTCCACCCAGATCGGGCGAGTCTCGTTGTCGTCGTCATAGACAACGCCGATAGCTGTTAACTGGCTGAACGAGCTGCCGTCGTCCGTGCTTGTTTCCTCGGCGAACAACCGGACCCATTGCCCAGCAGGAAGGGTCACAGGTGTGCCTGTGGAAACAGACGCCGAGTTTGTGGCAAAACGCAAGGCCACGTCGAAACCGCCGACATCACTAAACACCCACGCCGAGAATTGGTGCACAAAGTCCAGTACGTCACTAGTGAAGACATAGTCCTCACTGCTCAAAATCTCAGATGTCCCCCCCGCTTCCGGGGTCACCCTGACCGAACCAAGGCCCCGAAAAGCGCGCCCCTGAGTGACCTCTAGCGTCACACCTTGACTGTCCCGCCACGTCCCCAAATCTGCGCCCTCGAAGCCGCTGTTCGGAATCCGTGACCGCTGCACCGGCACATACACGTCAATCGTCGCCTGAGAGTCGTCGACATCGCCCGACAGATAGGATCGCGACGAGTCATAGCGTGTGCCCAACTCTCCTAGCTCGCCGTCGCCGCCCAGTACCCCTGCCCTGTATGGCCCGGCGGGTGTGGTGTTAGCTGTCTCGCGCCAGTCCAGAGGAGTAAACGATGCCGACCGGCCTCTCAGTAGGAGATCGACGTCCCCTGGCGGGTGCTGTGGTGGCAGGTTCTCCACGCGGATCAAGTCGCCCTGGAACATCTCATGCCACGGGCGGGCCAGCTCGTAGCGTTGCGTGATCGCCGCAGTAATCTGCCGCACACGCATACCGGGCCATGTTCCACGCGTGACCTCAAATGAGGCACGATCGAGTGCCTGCTCGTCATTCATCAGGGAAAGGTTCAACTGTTCGGGATAGAGTCCACGGTCACGTATGTCGTCTTCGTCGCGGACCTGCGATTCACCGCTGTCATGGGTCACTTTGACGTCGTTTCGTGCGTCCCTATCGTCGAGCACCGGGACATAGGGAATCTCAATGTCGGGTTGCCTGTCATGTGGTGACGCATCCAGCGTGACCGCTGCGCCTTGGTTCAACAGGTCTACGAACGTGCGATATCCCATGCCTGGCAGATGCCGTGTTGGAAAGAGTATGCCGCCGTCTGCTTCCTCGATCTGGTTGAGGTTGTCAACGAATGTTGTCGGCGTCTGCGCCTGCATAGTCACGGTCGCATCTGGGTCGCCGAGGATTTGGAACGTGACGCTCTCTTCCTGGCACAGCCGCACGAACCGTTGCCCGGCGCGCTCACCCAAGTATCCCTGTACCGCGTTCAGCGTGTACGGATCGTCAAGTGGCGACGACACCGCGACGTGCCCCCATGCCATCGGCGGATTGTCCGTGAGCACGCCAGGATGTTCGACTGAGATCGGCCCGGCGATGGCCACATTACCCAACGAGCCGCTGTCTACCGACGCCAACTCTTCAGGATCGCCATCAGTTGGGATTCGGTCTATCCGTGCACGCAGGTTGACATTTGCGCCGCCTGGCTGGTCCCACTCAAACGTGACGCGTAACGGCTGCCCATACAAGTCGTCACCATTGAACGGCTGAGTGTCCTGGGTGATCACGCCCACACGGCTCTCCCTCTCCAGCATGAGTGAGTCAGCTGACGTGATGAACAATCGCAGAACCTTGACTTGTGTGCCGTTGGTGTCAACCGTGAATATCAAGGCATCTACGGTTGGTTGCTCGCTGATTGTGAACAACGCGTCGACACGCCAGACCTCATCTAATCCAGGCTGTGACTGGAAGTCGCGTACCGGCAGCCGCCAGCCAGAAGATGGACCGGATTGTTCTGGCAACGGCAACGAGCCCGGCCACAGGTTGACGGCCCCAAACCTAGAATCGGGATCAATCTCGCCAGGATCGCCGCCAGGTAACCCTGATGCGATCGTGCTTGTGGTGCGCTGCTCCTCAAACGGCCAATAGAACTGCACTGTATCGACAGTCGGAACTGATCGGGCGATCGCTGAACCTATCGGCGGGTTCCCCTGCCCTAGTCTGCGCAGCGGACCGGACACCACCACGTGGACACGCGCATACCCCGGATCATCCCCACCCATACTGGAATCGTTCTCAGGGTCGGCATCCACAACATCGACTGCTGTGACCCCCACATCCGACAGGTCGCCCTCCGGCCACTGTGGCGTCCACTCGGCGATGAACCCAGCATCCAACGGGACGTCGCCGCTGCCTCCGTCCTCTAGTAGCGGGGTGAGACGGCACGGTGTGCCCAACCGAACTTTCGGGTAGAACGGCGACGTCGGATGGTCCGGCGTGTATTTTCCGGTTGTGTTGTCGAGCGCGAACACCCACTGAAACGGGCGAGCGCGTGACTGCTCATCGCTACGCCCGTTGAAACCGGCAATGCCGTCAACGGTTTTCAGATCCGCCGAAACGTCCGTCCACGTCCACTCGTCCGGGTCGCCGTCAGGTGCAGCACCGAACGCGATCTCGACCAGCCACCGTTGAGGATCCGGAAACAACAGAGCCATCAGAACCCCGGAACAATCACGTTCTCGGCAACCGTGCGGCGGATCGCGCAATTCACTTGCACTAAAGCGCCGCCGCCGCCGCTAGGGCCACCGAGCCGTTGAAGCTGGAACACTTTCGCCACCCACACCGGATACACGTTCATCACCGTTCCCGGTTCGTCCCCGGCAGGGAGGATCAGGATGTAGCCGCGAACCCCCCGCGCCAACAGCGCTCTCACGTCCATACCGGACGGGAGCGCCGCATACTGCAACACAGCCGCACGGACGCTCACCTGGCCGGGACGCTGCGCTAGGAACACGCCCCAGTTGGGGTCGGTGATGATCGCCGAGTCGGCTTCCCAGCCATCAATACCTGTCAGGCAGTACGCCTCAGTAGTGTCAACCGCAGTGTTGATTTCTTCGCGTGTCACATCGCTGATGTCCGCGATGTCTTCAGCGAACAGCACCCGCACGAACCGGTCATACACGAACGGCTGATCCACACCGCACGTCAACGCAGTCACAGTCATGTCAGCTCCCGTTCCCGTTGCCCCGGTTCCTCGTGCCAAGCACTTCCTGAACGTCGCCGCCACGCACCCTGACAGCCTTCTGCAGCATACGCACCATCAACTCAGCCTCCGGTGAACCGTCACCACGGATCAGCAACTCCACAGGCGGAGGTGCAGCCGTCAACGTCTGCACACCATCCGGGCCGCCAGCGAACCGCCGATCCCCACCAGGACCACCGAAGCTTGGTATCGCGCCCTCAGCCGTAGCCGCTGAGTCCAGCACCCTCTGAGTCGCAGCAAGCACACCTGCTTCGCCGCCTAGGATGCCCTCAGCGATGCCGTCAGAGATGGGGCCACCGATCTCTACCGCGAACAACCTGGACGGCGACGAAATCCCGGCAGCACGCCTCGCTGCAGCGATCGCGTTCAGCACCAGCCGAATAGCGGCAGCGATAATGTTCGCGACCGAACGCGACGACCCAAGCCCGCTAGTGATACCAGAAGCCATCGACGAACCGATACCGGAAACGTTGCCGCCTTGTGCGACGCGACGCGCCGATGAGACCGCGTTGTTGATCGCCCGTCGTGCCGCACTGCTGATGCCGCCCGCGCGGGAATTGATCCCCCCCTGCATGCCTGACCCAGCAGACCTGCCTACCCCTCTACCTGCGTTCGACGCACGGGTGTTTTGTGCCCTGATGTTGCCAGGCAACTCCACCCCGAACGTGCGCCGCGTAATACCAGGAATACCGTTCCAGCCTCTAGTAAGGCCTGAGACGACACGTGCCGCAACAGTCGCCGCACGAGCCTGACTGACAGGCGCGCCAGCAACGATCAGAGCCGGGATGCTCCTACCCCACGCGGTACGCGTTGCGGCCTCAGCGCCACGGATGCCCTCATCAATCGCGGCGTTGGCGTTGTTCGCCCACTGTGTCGCCTCCGTGGTCGGGTCTTCCTCAGCGAACACTCCGACAGTGTTCTCAATGACTGAGCGCACATTCTCGGGTAGCGCCTCGATGCCTTCGAGGGTGCCGCTCTCTAGGGCTTGGCCGACGAAGAATGACACGACGGCAGCGTCAGCGGCCATCTGCAAAGTTTGTTCCTGCATGATCTCGTTCAGGGTGGCGAGGTTGTTCTCCATGCTCTGTACGTTCTCGTCGGAGCCGATGCCGTCCACGATCGCCGAAGCGATCTCCGGTCCACCAGTCACGGCTAGCTCAAACAGGTTGACCAGACCGGCATCGAGAATGGTCCGTAGATCGGTTTGGAACGCTTCAGCATCCATGAGCGTGTCGCTGATACCTTGCCGGACGTCATCAAAGTTCAGGTCACGTTCGGCCTCCTGTGCCAGCTCGAACGCCCTCGTGATCGCGTCGGAGAACCCCGGCATAGTTGACTGCACACTAGAGACCAGGTTGGCGAACTCAGTGTTCACACCCGGCACAACCGTGTCGCTCAACACACTCAGATCAACGCCCAAAGCTTCCGCCACAGCGGCCATGTCCTCAGCCTGCAGCTCGCTATCCGCCAAAGCCTGCGTTAACCCGACGAACGACTGCGCAGACGGGGCAGCGTCCAACGCCGAGAGCGCATCACCGACCTCCTCCGTCGCCGCGCCTAATTCCTCCTGAGCGGCTGCAGCGTCCTGCACCGCCCGATCATGTAGTTCTAGCGCCGCCACATATTCCGGCATCGTCGTGTCGACGAACTCAGCCATCTCATCGTCAGTGAGCCCGAGACCTTCCTGCAGAGTCGCCAACGCATCATCGACCGCTTCGATGTCGCCGCCCTGCACCAACGCGGCGAACTGCTGATCAAGCGGCTCAACCGAATCAGTGAGATCGTCGAACGCTTTCGACAGTTGCTCGCTAGATGTTGCCGGTTCCCCCAGCAAACCGTTGAGGTTGGTCAGGTTGTCGCCGACCCGCTGGAAAAAGTTCCGGTCACCCATCTCCCGGAACCCGTCATTCAGGTTCAGGATCTCGCGGGTGAGTTCATCAATCTGGCCCCGGCGTAGGTTGTCGATGGAGAGTTCCAGCTCGTTCACACCTGGTGCGGCGTCCTCCGACTCGCTGCCCAGTAGCCCAACAGCGGCAGCAACCCCAGCCAAACCCGTCGCGATCAGCACCAGAGGGTGAGCACGCAGCAACCCCAACGCCGCCGAGAACAACCGGGTAGCGGCACGGGCAGCCAAGAACGCGGCAGCAACCTGCAGCGCCGGATCGGGGATACTTGCGATCGCGTCGGCGAAGAACTCAATCGCAGGTGCAGCAGCAGCGAGCAGATCGACCGTGACACCAACGAGTTCGCCGAGGTTCTCTGCCACAGGCAGCAGGGACTCAAGGATCGACAGGATCGAGTCGATATTGTCGTCGACCGCAGCGATGATCGGCCCACCCAGGGTGCGTAGCGCTTCCTGCGAGGCTGCAGCGATACGGGCCGACGAATCTCTAGCAGCTTCACCGACCCCACCGAAACGGTTCTCCAGCTCAGACAGGATCAGCTCATTCGCGCCTGCCGTGTCGCCCATCTCAACCATCTCGGCGACGGCGTCCTTCAACGACTGGTCAAAGAACCCCACCTGGCGCTCAAGTCTCGTCAAGCCGCGAGTTGGGTCCGACAACGCCAAGCCGAGAGCACGCGCCGCGCCAGGCACATCGCGACCCATCACAGTTGCCATGTCAAACGACAACTCGGTAGCACGGGTGAACTGCTCATCAGCGATATCAGCGAACAGGAGAATGTTTCGTTGCGCAGTGATCAGATCGGTGGTGTCAACGCCTAGACGAATCGACGACGCGCGCGCCATATCTTCAAGCTGTTCGGTGGTGAAACCGACCGACGTCCCGGCAGCATTGACCTGGCTATCAAGAATGATGAGCTGAGAATTCAGAGCCTCCGCAGCCAACGCCGACCGGCGAAAAGCCTCCAAGCTGATCGCCGTCGCGACGAGATCCCGAAGCGACAGGTCAAGCCCGTCCGCCGAATCTCCTGCTTCGTCGAACTCCTGACCGATACCCGACCCGACACCATCAAACGCTGACTCCGCATCACTAGCAGAGCTAGCAGCAGAATCGGCAATATCACCCAGTGACCGGCTCGCATCGTCAGCGCTGGCCTCAATACCACTGGCGATGTCAGCGTCACTGAAAGCGTCCTCCGCCGCCCCCACAGCATCAGAAGCAGCGTCTGGGATGACGTCGAGAGCATCAGCAGCTTCATCAGCGGCGTCTTCTATCGCTGAGAAGTCCGGATCGATACTGTCGAACGCTTCCTGCACACCATCAGCGGCGTCCTCGGCAGAGTCGACCACATCACCGAAATCAGCGTCTACGTCTTCTAGTGAGCTACTAGCGTTGTCGGCTGCCTGTGAGAAAGCATCTGACACGCCGCCAGCGGCTTCCTGAGCGTCGTCCGTAGCCGAGGTGAACCCATCCCCGTCCACGCCCTGTAGGGCCGTCTCAGCGGCACTGGCGGCCTCGTCGAACGCTGTCTCAACATCCGCGCCCGCATCATCGGCGCTACTGGAAACGTCATCAAAGTCCGGATCTATATCGTCCAATGATGAAGCAGCGTTACCGGCAGCAGAATCGAACGCAGTCTCAACCGCAGATGTGGCCTCCTCGGCGCGTTCCTCAACCGCCGACATAGCCGCGTCGACGGCCTGCACGAAATCAGCGGGGTTGATCTGTGGCTGCAGCTCAACGAACACTTCCTCGCCGATAGTCACAGCACGTCTCCCTCACCGTAGGTCGCGCATGGCGCGTGATGCTCCCAGGTTAGACGCCGTAGGGTCTGGGCCGTCGTACCACCACGACGGGGCTGTGAGGACACGCTCACCGTTACTGTTCTGGGCCGGGCGGGATCGTGACATCTGTACCGCCGCAATCCACTCAGTGGCCGCGTCGTCTATCGCTTTCTCTACAGCAGCTCGCTGCTTGGCGTCGTATCCGTCGACGAGCCAGGCATAGACGAGGTTGAGGGTACGGGAGTCGTCGGGGAGGGACCGGTAGTCGACTCGGCGGGCGAGGCACCATCCGTCGAAGTCGTGCCAGTGGTCGCAGGCGCGTCTTGCGAGGCCGACGACTGCCGGGTAGGGCGTCCATACACCACAGTCGACAAGTGGTTGAGGATCGTGGTGACGTCGCCGATCTCCACCGGATGCTTCGGATCACGCATCCGGTCCCGCAGCAGCTCCATCGACTCGGGATACAGGATCGCGCCCAGCATGGACATGATGATGTCGAACTGTTTCTTACGGTCCTTCGACGACAAGTCGGCCCGGTTGTCGAGCATGTCAATGGTATAACCGGCAGGCATCACAGACGCCGCGAGCATTTCCTCACCGTCCAGCATGAACCGGTACGGCTTCGCTCTGCCGCCTGTGGTGTTCAACTCCCAAGTCTCACCAGGTGCAGCGACAAGCGACGGATCCACCTCTACGGCACCGGCTTGGCGTTCAGCGCGGATCCGGTCAAGCTCCTGCTGAAGCTCACGTTCGGCAGCATCATACGAAACGTCAAGATCAGTCATGTTTCTGGTTTCCCCTCGTTCCCTCAGTTACCCGAATACTCTACGCACTGCGTCCGCCAAAAACGGGTTCGCGGCCATAAACCGTGTGCCGTCATGCACGAAGATCGCATACTCCACGTTGGTGCCAATCCTGACGATCACAATAGTGCCGACGACACGCACCTCAACCTGAATGGAATTGATCAGAGTGCCGGTGTCGATCCTACGCGGCGACTCCCGCAACCGTTCCCGCGCCGCTGACTGCACCTGCACACCACGAGCCGTCATATAGCGCACCACGCCCGGTGACGCACCCAGGCGTTCAATGTTCTGTACGTGGATCTGCCGCGTGATCGTGACCGGCATTATGAGCCTTCAACACAGTTGCACCAGTTGTCTACGAACACGTTCATCGTCAACGCCGACCCCTGACACGCCCCCTGTGGGCCTACAGCGTCCTGACCAGTCACAGCCCAGTCGTAGAGCGCACCATCCGTGTTCATTCCGCGTAGGCAGCACACAACCGCGTTACGTACCCGCCACGCGTCCTCCGTCGCCCGCAACGCCGCCTCCGACAGGGCCTCACAGGTCGGCGCGTTGCCCTGGCCGTCCTGCACAGGTGCGCACCGAAGAATCGACGCCGTGAGTGTCTGCCCCCAGATGGGGAACCCGCACTTTGACTGCCTGTGCTGAGCACCCGACCGCAACGCAGCCGAACCCTCATTCGGGGAATTGCCGGTAGGGAACTGCCGCCCCAACGCCACCGTCAACTGGCCGCATTCGCAGTCATCCCACGCAATCGCACCCCAAATCACGCACGACCGGCCAGGCGCGCCACCCGTCGCGTTCTCCTCCAGCTCATCATGGATGCATTGCCGGATCGTCTCGGCAACCTCCCACAACCCGACAGGGTTCGCTGCAGTCATCAACATTATGTGTTTGTCCTCACAGGTGCCTGCCCGTCGATATCGATAATCGTCGCCGGTTGCGACCTCGACGGGTTAACGGTGGCGATGAACAAATCACTCCAGCGCAGCCCGATGTTCTTCCCAAACGACGCATCCAGCAGATCGATGTTCACGCCCTGGCGACTGATCGACGTAGCCGCTGCCGGGATCTTGCAATCCAGGTTGAGGCAGCTTTTCATGATCTCCGTGGCGAGTTCGCCCACAGCGAGCGACCCACTAGATGGGACAACCTCACCGTAGGAAGCCGTCACAGACCACGTGCCGACCTCGGTGTCGTTCTTCGACAGATCGTTACATCTCGGCCATGTGCCGCCGTCGACACGCACCAGCCTTGACCACTCATCCACCCGATACGCCAGAGGGTCTAGCACCATGCCATCGATCAGCACCTCATCAACCTGAGCCACCGGATACGGCAACACAACTTCCTCAACCCGCGTGCACGAGCACCCCCTCCGGCAGCCACAAGCAATGTTGATCCACACACCGCCTGTGAGGGCCGGGAACGGCCAAGACGCGGACGGCGACATAGACCCCAACTGGGGGATCCACGGCTGAGCCGGTAGACAATCCTGCTTGCACGGACGCAGAGTCACGGCGCATAGGCCGTAGCGGCGTCCCGAGCGTCGCCACAGGATCTCCGTAGCCACCTGTAGCGCAAAGTCCTGCAGCTCTGGTGTGGCGTCCTCAGGCGGGTGGAAGCACACTTCCGATGCTGGCCAGTTTTGACATGGCCCGGTGTCTGGCGCGCTCATGGCACCAGACTAGTTGCACTCAGGCTGGAACACCGGATGGATCGGCCTCGCGGCCGACACGCCAACCAGGTCACGTGCAGCAGCCTCGCCCTGTATTGGCCTCGTAGCTGCGAACGGTTGTATCGGTCTGGTCACACACGGCGCGCTATTACCGGACGGCTCCAAGTTCAACACGATCGGGAACGTGGTTTCCCCGGCCTTGGCTGACACCCCGGACGGTTCAAGGTTGAGCACCATCGGGAAGCTAGTCGCCCCAGTTCTGAGAGCTACACCGGACGGTTCAAGGCCGATTGCCAGCGGGAACGACACTGCTCCCGTTCTACGTGCCACCCCGGCAGGTTCAATGTCCAACGTGAGCGGGAACGACACTGAACCTGCCCTTGGCGCAACGCCGGACGGATCCAGGTCAAGCTGAAACGGAAACGTCACCGCGCCGATCTTGTCAGACACGCCGAACGGCTCAACATCCAGCACGATCGGAAACGCGGTGACACCGATGTTCGGGACACTGCCGCTGATGATGGCGTTGATCTCAGCCTCAGACAAAGCATTGTCGAAGGTCCGGACATCATCGATCACCACGTCCGCTGTGACGCCGCCCTGTGAGTCCCAGCCAGCTATGACGAACTCCGTGCTCGCAGGGATCGAACCAGGCAGGTTCGCCGTATCAACCGGTACGCCATTCACGTACAGGATGGCGTCGGTGCCGTCGAAGGTTAGCGCCAGATGAGTCCACTCATCAACCGGCGCAGAATCCCCACCATCGAGCGCTACCAGACCGCCGACGTTGATGTTTCCCTGCACCACACCGCCAGGGCCGAAATCGTTCCTACGCAGAAACAGGCCGCACCTGGTAGAGCCCGCGTCGTGCCACACCAGCGCTGCTGAGTTGTTGCCCAGAGCGGTCGGGAACACCCACGACATGACAGTGATAGCAGCGGTCGGACTGGCCATCGCACGGGTCGCGCCATTAGTGCCCGGTGAGGCTGGGGCAGAGGCGAATCCATCCCCTGTGTGTCCATCGGTGGTGAATACGCCTGAAGCAACGGTCAGGTCACGGCTGTTGCCTGACGAGTCAGCGACAGTCGGTGACCCGATGCCGTCCTCGAACTCGTATTCGCTGTGCAGAGCCACAGTGTCACGGCCCTAAGGTTGCCGGGATCTCCGCGCTCTCAAGGTCATAGGTGCCGTCCGCCGAGAATGTCTGATCACCCGTCAGTGGACGTGCCCCACGGAACGAACCGGCAGCCGGATCAGTCCACACCCCGACATGGGTACAGTCCGCCGACGCCGCACCTGTGAAACTGAGCGTCGCCGCAATATCCGCGACCCCGCCGACAGCAGGGTCATACACAGGCTGTAGACGCTCCGCCGAGACTTGAGATCCTGCTGTGTCGTCGTCGTGTAGGGCGAACCATGCGCCCTCAAGGTTGACCGCCGCGCCATCAGCGCCAGCGTTCAAGAATGCCGTATCGACCATAGAAACAGCGTATCCCCCAGGTAGTACGACCTGAGGGATACAGCCATGACGACACAGTCGGCAACCGTACGAGATCCCTGAAGAGGACTAGACACCGTCTGGTCAGCGCGTCGTACAGGAATGAGGCTAACAGCCACCTAGGACGGCGGCTATTCGTCCCTGCCGAATGCCTGATCGCGGGCACGACGGAGAACGCGGATCATTCCATTGATCGACATTCGATCGAGCTGGACGACAGTTCCGAGCCCCACAGACTCATCACCGTTCGCATCCATCTCACGAGTGGCAAGGAAGACCTCGCGTGACAACGCGCCGCCCCATTGCACTTTCGCGTACCGCTGGGGTCCGTCGTCTTTCTGGTCGTGCTCGTAAACCAGTTCCTTTGGCATCTCGCCATCTCCCATCTCGGGTTACTTGTACAACACCGAACATAGCAGCGACTAAGACAGCGCAGCTTTCAGGTCGGGGCAATGCTCGTGGTCGTCGCCGCACACGTCACAAAACAACCGGTCACCCTGATCGAGCACAAAATGCCGCACCACGTCACGAGTCAACAACGCCGAATACGAAGTGAACTCCGACGACTCCGCATTGGCTGGATAGACGCGGGTCACAGGGAACGTGCGGGTACGAGTCTTCGAGCCCGCAGCCATGACGGCCACCCCCTCCAAGGGTGAAGCCCTAGGCCGGAATGCCTAAAGGGCGGATCAGCTCGATAGATCAAGCATGATCCGCCCTCGGCGAAACTGTCAAGCCGTTATGATCAAGCGTCTACGGGCTCCGGCTCAAGGACTTCCGTAGCGCCACAAGACGCCTCCGGCGGCGGGGTAGTCGTGATGTTGTAACCGAAGTGCCGGTTCAACCCCCACACCCCGCCCTCCATCCACGGATCCCCCAGATCCCACAACGGCGAAGAGCGGTGCGTCACATGCTGCCAGCCGAACTCAAACACGTCGTTCTGCTGAGTGAACGCCTGCAACTGCGCCCCACCAGCGTGGGGGAACGCCCAGTAGAAGTACTGCTGCTCACCCTCCGCAGAGCAGGCGATGTCGCCAGCGGCTCTCTGCCACACCTCGAAGCTGAACCGGGGCGTAACCTTGCCCTCCGCGATCTGAAGTCCGGTGCCGATGTCGCCGGTCACGATCAGATTCCCGCCAGTAACAATCACCAACAGGTCGGGGTCGAGGAGGCAGACCTGAATGACCTGCTGAAGCCAGTTGAAGATCGGGTCGTCCAGCTCGTTTACACAAGCTTCGCCGTCTGCGCGTCTCTGAAAGAACCGTTGCCCGTCCTCATAGTTCGGCGTCGACGCGACCGAGATGAAACCTCGGCTAGTGACTTGAGCCGAACCCGACCCGATAATCGGGTTACCGCACTCATCGGTCCTCGTGACGCGGATCACTTCAGCCTTCAGTGGCGACCCGCACAGTGTGTGCATAGACATGTCTTACTCCCTTACTCGATCGCGAGTTCGCCGAATGCGTCAAACGCTCCTGACACCACGCCACCCAGTGTGACAGGGATGGTGAACAGGCAGCACTCATAGCCGACCAGATACGTACGCTCCGCCAACGTCAGCACACTGTTCTGCGTACGATCCAGCGTCTCATCCAGCGGGAACGACCGAACCCCAGAGCGGTGATACCACACCTGACCAGTGCCATAAATGTTGACCTGGCCCTCAGTCTCAGTCCCGTTAGGTGCCGCACCGGGATAGCCGTCGCCGACCGCGTACAGATGACCGGCAGGCGACACATAGCGGCCGTTGCGTAGTGTGGCGACCTCAAACGCCACCAGCGACGCCAGCAGCCTAGTCGGGACATGAATCACGCCGATAGCTTTGTAGCACTCTGCTAGTGCGCCCTCGACACGACCGATCGCTTCCACAGGATCCACGAGATCGGTGGTGAGCACATCGGCAGCCTGAGCGAGAATCACCGCGTCGTCGCCGGGGTAGATGTCCTCCGTCTGCTGCGTGTCGGACTGCAGGAACGGAAACACCACCTGATCACCAGACGCGGTACCCGTGGCGAATGCCTGCTCAACCTGAAACGACGACACCCGATTAAGCGCCCGTTCGGTGAGATCCTGCAAACCATCCTCGCCGAACCCCACAGCCGGACAGTTGAACCTCGTGTACACGGTGAACGGTGCCGCACCCCTAAGGTGCACACTCTCAAAATCTGGTTTCGGGACACCCGACGTCGGAGGCGAATCACTCTCCGCGACATCCGGGTCTAGGCACTGATCGTAGGTGCGCGACCCTACGGGACAGATCTCTTGCCACGTCGTACCCAGCTCCCAATGAGACGTGCCCGGAAGCTCCGAAGCGACCGTCAACAGCCCGTACGGGGAGGGAGCAGGTATCGGCGGCGTCATCTCCTGACGACGATTAGCCATGGTCTACTCCCTCCCCTCCGGGTTTCTTGCGTCATCAAATGAGTGGCTCATTAGCCAGCGCAGTCGAGGGAAGCCTCGCCGGTCATGCCAGCGGTGCACAGATCCACAGTCACGACACGGGACTCGTGCCCAGGCTTGTGGATCAGGTAGCAATCTTCCATCCACGCCGCTGTGTGGTCATTCGTCTCGTTGAGCACTGAGTCACGCACCACGCCGAGATCGAGCTGCAGCCCGTTCGCGCGGACGAACGTGCCAGGCGCGTAGATCAGATAGTCCGCCGTGTCGGGCCACGTGGTAGCCGGGTCAGGCCCGCCGATCTCCCCAGCGAGGTCGGTCTGCCAGTCCTGCACAAACTGGGCGCGAACGTTCTTGGAGTTGAGCCAGTTCGCGACCTGCGCATTCGAGATCGCGAGGAAGTTCTCAACCCCCGTCCGGTTCGCCAGGTCAGCCTTGAACGGGCCGACGATCCACTGCGGTAGCACGACCTCAAGGATCGCGTCCGGGTTCATCCGGTACTTGGTCCGGTAGTCGATCGCGCTGAGTTCGATGGACTGCAGCAGTGCCGACGCAGCGTTACCGATTAGGCCGGTGTGGTCGACAGGGATCGACGGGCCAATGTCGTCGGGTTCGGTGCCGCCGTCGATGAGAATCTGGATGATGTTGGCGTTCGTCAGGTGCGCACGAGCCGCCATCAACAGTCGGAGGAAGTTCTGAATCGACTGTGGCCAGGACCAGTCCTGCAGGTTACCGGCCGTGACACACAGGCCGTCGCACGCGAGCCGCACGTCCAGGAAGTCGGGGCACGGCACACGCACGCACGGCTTGATGATCGAATCCGATGACAGGGCATCAATGTCGTTCGTTTCGGTCCACGTCCACAAACCTGGCGAGTCGATGACGTCACCGAACGACGGTGAGGTGGGCATTTGGATGCCGCCGGATTCCGCTGTACCAACCGATGGCAGATCTAGCATCCCCGCCTCGGCGACGACGTTGAAGAAGTCGGTGCTGAACTCAGACGGTCGGCACCAACCACCCGAGGCGACCAGAGCCTCAACGTCGGTGGCAAGCCTAAGAATTTCGCTGATCTCCTCAGCGCTTGGCTGCCGACCGATGGTGTATGTGTACTCCCGCTGCAGCGATGCGACAATCTTCCGGGACGCTGCACGGCCAGCCTTCTCGACGGACATCGACTTCGCGCGATTGTGAACAGCTCTCGCCAACTCGGCATAGCCGTTGATCCTGCCGCCCTGCGTGAAACCGTTGATCTCAGCCGACGCTATAATCACCGGCTCGGTGCGGGACACCGGCACCTTCGCATCCGGTGCGTGTCGGGCGATGTCAGCAAGCCGGATATGGCGGTTAAGGTCACGCCCACCCGCGCCCTCAGACATGACGACCTTGTCAGCGACAGTGTCCAGGAACTTCGACACCGACGCCACAAGCGCTTTGCCGTCTTCGGTTTCCAACGCGTCGGCCCCGTCCCCACTGTCGTTGTCGGTATCGGTGCCCGCGTCGTCTGTGTCGCCGTCTTCGTCTTCAGGGTCGGGGTCAACAACCCCATCCATGATGCTCGCTGCCTTTGACGACAACTCTGCCTTGTCGTCGGCGCGCTGCGTGATCGTCGACTGCGCGGCGTCAAGCTGAGCCTTATAGGTCTCCAGCTTTTCGACGTCCTCACCAGAGAGGTTCTTTCCGTCGCCGAACGTCTCCAGCATCGCAGCCTTCAACGACTCCGTAAGGTCGTTGAGGTCTTCGTCGGACTGGTCCGCGAGGAACGAGGTCAGCTCCTCACCAGCCGGGAGGTTATTCAATTCCATTGCACTGCTCCTGTCCCAACACGGGTCGGTCGCTTTGCCGCCGATCGTACAGGATGGAAATGGAATCATCTCCGCTTACGTGCTCCCGGTGCGCGTTCATCCTCCACAAACCCCGCGCCCCAGTCGACATCACAAGCCGATCCACGTAAAGCCTTATACGCCCGTCGGTGTGAACCGACATGGCCGACGAGTGAACGTTGCCCTGTGTCGTGGTCAACCAGCGACGGGAACGTGTACCAGGTCGGGACGTGTCGAATATCGCGGAAATACTTGCCGATTCGCAGGTCATACGGTTGACCGTTCGATGCATCGCACACGGCAAGCATGTCGCCGATCTCGTTCGTGGCTACAGCGAACGCAACCCCCCACCCCAGCAACGGCAACCCTATGAACGCGGCCTGCTGGTTTTCGGCTCGTTTGATGAGGCGATGCACATCCCCTCGGCCTGACCGTGCACCCATGTACAGACTGACTGGCCCCGGCCCCGGCGCGTTCTCGAAAATACGCGGCAGCGAGTCCAGGAGATCAGCGCATGGGATCGCGTCATCCTGCACCACAAGGTGAAAGTCAGCAGATGTGTCGGCAGATTCCCACGCCCGCCGACCGTTGAGCCACCGTTTCTCGGCATTCAACGACGGCCGCCCGGTGTCCCACACCACAGGCACATGTGCATCAAGCGCCCCGAGTAGGCGTCCAACAGATGCTTTACGAGCTGGATGAGCCATTACCGCGACGGACACTTCCACGCTGCACCCCCGCCCGGATCACACGGCGCTGCCTGATCGGTGCCGCAATGTCGCGGACTTCCCCGCCTGCCCAGTCAACATCCAGCGCGGAATTATCGACGCCGAGGAACCTTGACGCGTAACGGCCACGCTGCCCCCTGCCTGCTACCAACGACGGCGAGTTACGGTGATCCACCAGCGACGGCCAAGGATGCCACGTCAACACGCTCTGGGATTGCAGGAACCGGCCTATGCGGGTGTCGTAGTTCTTGATGTCCCGACGCGGGTTCCCCCACGCTATCGCTGGCTCAATCAGCTCAACAGGCATGACGATGCCCACACCGGAAGCCATGCCGGTTTTACGCAACCACGTCACGTTGCTGGGCCATGTGTGGGATCGCTGTAGGTACGGTGAGTGCTTCGACAGGTACAGGCACAGCGGTGTCGGCTGACGCTGGTCGCTTAGCGCGTTGAGCGCTTGTTCTAGACCCGCTACGAGATCGCGGCACACGATCGCATCATCCTGCACGACAAGATGATGTGTCGCCTCAGCGGTGTAGGCGAGCATCGACCGCGAGCCGGTGTCCCACCTGTCGCTCCATCGGTCCCACACCACTTCTGCGTCACGGTCAAGCGCAGCCTGTAGCGCAGGGATGAATCGTTTGCGGGCAGGGTGGGCCATGATCGCTACAGATACGTGTGCGCTCATGCGTCATAACCGTACCGTCGCGCGGCAGTCCTCAACTGTGATCCGAGTGCGCCTGTGGGAATGTCGTCCCACGTGAGTTGTTTGATGTCACGGGTTGACGCGTTCACTGACTCCGGAACTATCGCGAACGCCTTCCGAACGTTTCCGACATTCCATGTGCGGCCCGTCACGTCAAGCGCAAACATCACCTCGCCAGGCGTGAACGTTTCGAGCCGCCATGTGACGCTCGTGACCGGATCTACTAAGGCGTTCCATTCCACCCAATACCGCATGACAGCCTGTAGTTCGTTGTCGCTCTCGTTCAGGATCTGTGGTGCGTGTTTGCGGGCGAACTTCACCGACGCTGGTTTCTTGCCTGAGAATTTGCGGTTCGCCAGCAGCGACGACACCACCGCTAGTGGGTGGCGTACGAGGTGGACCACGAGCGTGTCCTCGGGGATGTCGGCTAGGAATGGTGCGGCTGCGTGGCTGGACTCGATCGTCTCTGGTCTGAGCGGGTATTGGGCGTGTTCGTTGTAGAACCGTTCGTGTGAGCACCAATGCCCAGACGCGGTAAACAACGCTGATGTGTATGCGGTTCCGGAACGCTGACATCCGGTGATCAGAATTGGTCTCATAGCCCACGATCATACCGCTTGACAGTCCCATAAGCGGACTATAGGTTGAGATCACGAGGTCAGGGCAACCGCCCAGACCCAGACCCATAAAGGGGAAGAGCATGCCTACTCGGGACGAACTCAGCCGCTTCAACGCCGCCTACCGCGCATGGAAGATCGCGCACGACCGGTGGCAGGAAGATGACAGCGCCGAATCGCACGAAAATGAGAACCAAGCGTGGGATGCCTACCTCGACGCACACAGGTCATACGTAGAGGGGGCTTGAGCTGCGCGTTGAGCACGCCTGCTTACACAAGTCACCCGACAACATCCGGAACCGCCCAGACCCTTAAAGGGGAGATCATGAACCAGCAGGACGAACGCGACTACGCAGAAGAGCTGGCCAACGCAGAGCTTTTACGAAACCCCGACCCCGACCCCACCGGCCCCCACTACGACACCACCCGCGAACCGTCTGCCGAGTATCGCCGCCTGCGAGCTGCATGGGCACAGGCGTACCGCGACAACGACGCCGATTCGCACGTCGAGCAAACGGCATGGGACGCGCTCGTCGATTACGTCGAGGCTCATGACCTGAACTTCACCGAGCTGGACCCTCGCGATTCGGCGAACATCCGGGACGAGGTGGCGCAGCGATGAACGGACCGACGCAAGACAACGCGGCGATCAACATGAGCGACGCAGAGCTACGGTGTGTCCGCGAGTACCTCGGCCTGACACAAGACTGGCTAGCCGACCATCTCGACGTTGTGCCGCGCACGATACGGCGCTGGGAGATGGGGCAGCGTGCTATCCCCGAGGCTGTTGCTTTGGAGATGGACCGGCTCGCCGCTGAAACTAGCCGCTACGTGCAGCGGATGACCCAGGTGTTTGAGCAGCACACACCCGGACGTTCTTACATAGCGTTCCGGTCCGACGGCGACGTCGAATACGTCATGTCGCCGCTTGCGTACACCGAGGCACCTTTGCCTGCCGGATGGTACCGGCGTACCGCTGCCCGCGTGTGGGAAGCCACTAACTGCCCGATCGAATACGGAGACGCATCGTGAGGCGCGTCGAGCCGCACGTGTGGTGCGGCCTAGCATCTCTCGCCGCTGTAGCCGTGATCGTCGCCATATGCATCGCCGCCGCCAGTCTTGCTGGCCCACTACTGCCCTAGGAGAAACCCGTGAAAACCATCGCCGAAACCACCTGGCTCGTCGGTAACAACCGCTACCCGGCACGCGACTTCCCCACGCTGACCGAGGCGTTCCACGCCGTCATCGACGACATCGAGTCTGAGGCTATCGACCTTGAAGACCTAGCCACTTACGCCCTTACGCTGACTAGCCGCGAAGCCGACACGAGGGCGGCCGCCGCACTACGCCGCTTGATTGCTCTGGCTGAGCACAACAACGACAATCAAGACCAGATTATGGGCGTCCCGTATTACACGTACACGTTTGAGGGGCCAGCCGGGACGTACAAGTTTTGGGTCAAACCCGACTCCCACAACGCTTGACCGGTCCAGGCACCGAGGGCTGAGATCCCGTGCCCCCTAGCTGACAGACTTTCAGAGAATAGGAGAGAGCAATGGCTAGATTCACGTTGGAATTTGACCTTGAAGCCATCACGCCTGTCAGAGCTAGCGGCGGCGACTACGAGCGGGATTCTGAGATCGCCCGCATCCTGCTTGAGATTCCGTCGAAGCTCAATGAGGGCATGACCGAATCAGCAGTAAGTGACAAGAGCGGCCACACGATCGGTCGCTGGCAGATCACCGACTCGGAAGGAACCACGCCATGACACACAACACATCACCCCACACATTCGACATGGACGACGGTTTCTGCCACACCCATAGGCTGTATTGCAACATGGCTGAGGACGCTCCCAATGAGTGGCATTGCACGCGAGACGGCGTCACGACACCATGCCGCGACTGTGACGGCTGCAGGTACGATCGCGCTAAGCAGCGAGCGGATTCGACTGGCTGATCTGCTAAGTGAGAGTGACGGCCCCGAGGCTTTAGTGGCTTCGGGGCCGTCACAGTATCTTGGAGAGATACGAGACACCGGGTATCGAGCTGTGTGGATTGGGTCGACAACCATGGGGTCTGTGGCACACGTTACCTGTTCGATACCTCAACGTCGACCGTGACCCGCGAACCGTCAACCAGATCCAGGGCGTCCCGTAGTTTGGCGGGTGCCCAAATCTCGATCGTGTTGACGTGTGACGTGTGCGGGATCATTGCATGCACGGGCATGTCGCCGATCCACGCCCGCCAAATCTTGTAAACCGCTTTACGCCGTCCTTGTGGGCGTGCCCATGTCGCCCACGGCTCTTCCAGAATGCTGGCAGGTGGTTTGCCGATGTTCAGGTTCAACGATCCGGGGAACGGGGCATACCCGAGTGTGTGTGTCAGGGCACTATCGGCGTGACGGCGCAGGTTGCGGCTATTACTACCAGCACCGCCGAACACTCTCCCCGTAACGGTCCGCACGGTGCCGGGGAGGGCATACATGGGACGCAGGAACGTTTCCCTACCGTCACGTGAGGTGCGCTCAAACTCGCCCAACAGCCGTGCCCCCGGCCGTTTGGCTACCGCGTCGTGCAACGCGCCGAGCTGGTGTCGTGCTGCTGCGGATCGCATCCACCGCTCAGACGGGTGAGGAACCTCGATGATCGCGGTGTCGCGGCAGGCGACGAGTTCTTTCAGGGCGGCTTTCCAGTGCTCAAAATGGTGCAGCACCGACAACGCCAGCACCACATCGTGCCGGGGAAGCCTGGCGAGCTGCACTGGCCCTAGACGTTTCGGTATCACAGTGACGTGTGGACGTTTACTGACGTCAGCAAGACGCGGGTTCGGATCAACAGCAGTGACGGAGGCATCCAGTTCGTCGGCGATGCGTGCCGTGAAATAGCCCTCCGCCGCACCCACATCAAGCACGTGCAGCCCGTCGAATGCGTTCCGGGAGGCTTCCTCCAAGGAAGGCAGGAACGCGTCGTAGCGGTCCACACAAGGCCGCTCAGCCGTACCCGTCGTCCTGCCGTCTACCCATTGTGGCTGATACCGGTTCATGACGTGACAAGAAATCCGAGCGCCGCCGACTGACCATCCGCCGTGTGTCCGGCCCAAAGTTCGCGACCAGCGGGGAGAGTGAAGCTGAATCGGTCGCTGAGGTCAGCCGGGTTAGCTTGCGTCCACTCACCGGATGCCCCGGTCGTTACTGCGAACGCGTCGAACGCGAAGAGTGTCGGATGCGTCATGTACGTGAACACCACAGTCCGGTCGAAATCGGCGGCCTCAACGAGCAACGTCGAACTGTCGAACGGTAGTAGCACCTTCTGAGCAAAGAACGATTCCATGTTTTACCTCTTTGTCACGATCATCAGTCGGTTAGCGGCACGGCGGTAAGGCCATGTGCGACGGGTACGTAGTAGCCGGTCCACGGCCTTGTCTACGCCCCGGCAGTGTGTCTTGTAGTCATCGAACACAACCACGCCGCCACGGGCCACGCGGGGCACATAGCGGCGTATGTCCGCCTTGACGCCCTCGTAGTCGTGGGCAGCGTCAATGAACAAGAGCCCGATCGGTGTGTCTGGGATCTCCGCTTCCGAGCTGAACGCCTGCACAGGTGTCACGAGGCCGCGCACGCCGCACGCCTCAACATGCGTCAGGTACCTGCTGTAATTGTCTGGCTCTACATACATGCCAGGGTTTGCGTCCGGGCCTGTGGTGTTGCCGTCGAGATCCCACGCATCAACCGACGCCACTTGCGCCCGTTGTCCCGCGCGTGACCCTTCGGCGAGAAAGCACGTTGAGCGCCCCAGATAGGCCCCGATTTCGACTATCAACTGGTCGGCTGGAACCTTCGCCGCGAGCGCCCTGAGTTCTTCCCCAGCGGCCTCAGACAGCCTGCCTGGGACGTCGGCCGCTTTCACTTCACACCGCCGTGTCGTTTATCGCGAGTGTTCGCATATTTATGCCACGCGAATGACTTCGACAGATCTACTGGTCGCCCGGCGTCTCGGTCCCTGTTCGACTGCGGATAGAACACTTCCGCGTTGAACACCGTCACCGGCTCACCAGCGGCACGCATCGAGTTCGCATAACGCTTGTATACGCGATCTACGTGGTACGGGCCGATCTGCTGAGCCAACGACCTACCTGCATACCGCCTAGCTGCGGCTGGTAGCTCTTCGATGCAATGCCGCAAGAAACGATGCCCCGGTGCCGCAGCCATGATGGCCTGCGTCAATACCCGTTTGTTGCCTGCCCGGTTCGGCGAAAACGCAACGAAAGCCGAGTTTCCATCAAGCAACGGATCGAACGGCTTCAACGGCTCCACATCACAGTCGACGTAGACGCCGCCGAACAGCCACAGCAGCTCCAACCTCAACAGATCGGCTTCGAAGCGTTTCCAGTCCTTCGGTGCGAACTCTTGCGCCCTGTCGAACGTGGACTGGTTCTGCAGCCTCGGCAACCCTTCCCGGCTACGCCACGTGATGACTGCCCAGTCGGGATGTAGGTGCGCCCACTCGTCGCCGTATTGTTCGAACTCGCCCGGCATCACATCGTCGGTGCCGTCACGTTCATTCAGCCAGATCCGGTGAATCGTCCTCGGGATCACACCGAGACCGGTTCAGAACTCGACTGGGTCTTGACCGTCTTCGTCTCGATCTTCCGTCGCTGCTTGATCCGCGTCTTCGTTGCCGTCGCCCGGCCCTGCGCCTGCTTCTGCAACTGCGCCCCCGACACGAACGTCTCCGTCTTCTTCCCGCACCCGCACATCCTGATTCTCCTGTTCGCTCTTACTGCGTCTGGTCTGCCGCCTACGTGGCTCAACTTTAGCCGCCTCCTCGGCGGCTCGTTTCTCTCGTGCCTCGCGGATCAACGCGTTAGCGTGCTGCCGCGCCAGATCAGCGCCAGTCAACGGATACGTCACGACATGACCCCTTCCATCGCCCTAGCTGCCCTGCTCGTCTCGTCTAGACCGGCACCCGACATGATGGTCTTCGCGTACACCGAGAACGCACGCGTAGCGGCTGCAGACGTCTCACTCTCGCGCTCAAACGGGCAGTCCGGCCAATCATCGATCTGGTCCTGGATCTGGTCGTACAGGGAGCAAATACGGGACTTGATGCGGTCCTTGTCCTCAGATGCAATATCGGTCGCGTCCACACCCCTGCCGCCAGCGGTAGCGGCAACACCGGCTGGGACGATCTGCAGACGGCCCTCAACCACATCCGCGAACCCCAGGCTGTACGCCTCACGTGTGGTCGGGTCGGCGTCGTTGTCGCGCCACAGGAACGCCCGCGACACACACTCCGCATCGACCGTGTCGCCGTCCGTGCACAAATCGAACACCCTAGTCTGCGCGGCCTGGCCGTCCCATTCGGTGTCACGAGGCGCTACCGGCAAATCAACCTCACCCACCACCGACGCAACTAGCGGGTTCGACCACGACATTTTGATGGGCACAGCAGACGCCACCAAAGCGCCCCCCTGGATACGCATCGACGGAGCCGTCAAAGCCGGAACCGGCACCACCAGAGCGGCCGTGAACTCCCGCCACCCGACCTTGGCCCGATGTGGACGCCAGTCGCCGGACAGTTGGCAGGCCATCATGCGCGCCACTTGAGTACCGGTCACACCTGGCATGAGCGCCCCGGCGATCCACACCCCGTACGCGTTCTCGCCGATGCGCGCCGACGCGATCACGCTGCAGGCGTTGTCGTAGTGGTCGATCGACTGTTTCGCGCCGACCCAAGCCATCGTTGACGCGTGGCCACAGTCCATCGTCACAACACCTGTAGCGATGCGTTCACCAGTGTCCAAAATGGTGGGCCGGTTCATCCACGACCTGTAGTCCACATTCCCTAGAGGCACCTGCACGTCGCGGTCGGCGATCGCCCTGTGCGCCACGCCCTTAGGTGCTACATAGCCGTACACCCGTCCAGCGTCAGTAACCTGAATCAAGCCGATCTCCGGTGCCTCAGAGGGTTCCTGGAACCAGGCCAGCGGCGGACGATCCGGGATCTCCACCACATGCGTCGCGCCAGAAGCGGCCAACGGTTGCACATCGGCTGTGGCCTCAATGAACGCGGCTGTGTTCACCAGAGTCAGGGAGCGGATACGGGCCGTGGGGAAGATCGCCAAATCTGGTGACGCGCAGTCCGCCGAGAACATGGTCTCGAACATTTGCTCTTCGGACATGTCGTCGGTCAGCTCGCACTGTTCCGGCCACACCAGCTGGACATCTTTGCTGAACGGGTCGTCCGGATCGTCGGCAACAATCGAGACGCCGCCGATGAAGCCCTCGCTGTAGCGTCGCCACGCTTCCGCGCCATCTGCTGAGCCGAGATCGATTTTCGCCTCAAACCGGATCTCATTGCCGACACGCTCAAAGCTGATTACACGCCCCACCGGGACCACAACATCGTGGGTGCCGCCGTGGGTGGTTTCTTTCTGCCACTCAAACGGAATGATCACCTGAGCGGGGTCAGGCCACGACACCGAATCAAACTGCCTGCCGTCGCCGGTCGGCTCACCCTCAACGATCGCGACACCCTGCATGATGCCGTCCGTGTCATCCGCCATGATGTCCTCCTGGTCTGCTGCTGCCGTCAGCGTATCGCCCCCATCTATGACGGTGCCGCTATACGCGGCCACGAGCTGATCCCGGTAACCCTTAGGGATATGGCCGTTCGCGGCAGCCACTAGCGCACCGTCGTCTTCCAGTAGGCTCAGCAGCTCATCCTCGTCGAACTCGAACGTCATAGTGCAACGACAGTTAATTATGAGATCTGGCGGCCCGTTGGGGTCGCCAGGATGCATCAGTGCCGAGCCGCCGACTTCGAACGGCTCATTGATCGGCACCTGCTGACCGTCAGCCTCCAGATGACTTGGCCTGGTCCTGTCGTCGCCCGTCGCTTGCCAGCGCTTCGACGCCGCTACCTCAAGCTGATCCACTACATCCAGCGACGCCGCGTTCCTGACAGAGATTGT